ATGTGCATAAAGCTCACTCTTTCTTATGACCGTGTCATCCACAATTTTTCCCCCTATATGCGCCTGTAACGCTGGCCAGCGGAACGTTTACACCTGATGCGCGTTAATCTCTCCACCTCATCCGACTATTCGTATGCCGTCGGCAGCTACTTCGTGGGCGTCCTGCCTTGGTGGTTCGTAGTGCGTCTTGGTGATGTTAGTAAATCACTACTTTACCTATAGGTCAAGTGTGGAATTACTCAAAAGTACAGCAATTCTTTACCTTGACCATCTGGTGTACGAAAATGAGTTATCGTGCGCAAAAAAATCCCGACGCTAAGGTCGGGATCTTTAAATAAAGGGCAGGGCTTTGAGGCAGACTTGTTTGAGGACTAAAAACCGTCGTGGTGTTGAGGTTAAAATTTACTTTCGTATGGAAGGTTTCGGCAATTCAGGGTGAACAACCTCGAACTTAGTTTCGAAATCCTCGTAATTGTTGCTTAGTTTCATTACCGTAACTACTGACGAAAGATGTTCTCTAAGCTTTGGATGCCCGATTTCTTGAGTTAAATGCTGGTGTAGTCTTCCACTTTTTTTGCTTTTAGAAGCAGCTAGTTTAAGCTCTTCCCTCAATCCTGGTGCAAGTCGGTCATAAACAATTTTGTTTGTTAAGGTACCAAAGTATGCTGGAAAATTCCTTTTTTGAGGAGGGTATGGGATCCCTCTGAGGCGACATAATTGCTCGTAATAATCAGGACTAAAAGTATGCACCCACGGTTGTAACTCTTTAGCAACAAAAGCTTCAAGAATCTTAGCTAATGAGTCCCTTTCTCTAATTCTTTGATAACCAGTAGCTTCGTCAACAAGGGCTACAATACCTACTCTTGCAAAACCTCGAACCAGGAGTAGTGCCCTGCGAGCTAGCTCTTCTTGCCCTTTCTTTAATACTCCTTTTGCATCAGCGGCCAAAATCGCATCGCATAAATCAGCAAGAATTGTGGCAGGATAGCCGATCATGTAGCCTGGAGTATGAGGGTTTTTGAATTTAAGCGCGCCACGAAGTAAATCTGGTATCTCATTGTTTACAAATGGGTTTAAGAAACCGCCCTCAGTAAAGTTTGCAAGTCGCGCGGCAGCTTGGCTAGGGTCCCAGCCAAGGGCTGATGCTAAGCCACGCTGAGAGAAAACCCTTGTCTTATTTTCATCATCTAAGACGTAACACTCTAATTCTATTTCACCGATCTTTAATGGCTCATCGTTAGAACCAGCAATCACTTTTGGCATGCTTGCTAATTCAGCTTTTGCTTGCACCATTTTTAGTGATTGAGCTTTCTTTTCATCGGCTGTCATTTTGGCTGCGCGAGCTTTACCACCTTTGGCCTTTCCCTTTGGTTCATTATTTTCTTGCATGAGCGTTTCTCGTGTTGTGATTTACTAGCGATTTAATCACATGCAGGTAGCAACGTGCAAATTATTTTTTTGCAAGAAAAAAGGCCGCGTGCCTGCGACCTTAATCACCAAGAATTGATTGTAATTTACTAATATCCGATGCGAATTTTAGAGAATGGAATGAAGCAATTTACCCTAATCTTCTCGACCCTTTATCCGGCCCTTCATGTACTTCTCATAAAGCTCATCCAACTCCTTCAGGCGAAGCGAGAAGATGCGGAGCATGTTCCGTTGTTCTTCTTCGGGCAGTTGGCGATATAGCTCCAGCAGACGTTGTTCGTCTGCCTTGAGACCGTCTTTCTCACCAACGTCCTCACCAAGGAGCCAGGGGACCGACACTCCAGCTGCATCAGCTAAGGCAAGTGCCGATTCTTTGCTCATCTTACCGGTTCGAAACCATCCGGTCACCGCTTGCTTGCTGACATTAGCTACTTTGGCCATCTCTGTTTTTGAGAAGCCTTTTTTATTCAATTCAGTCAGCCTAGAAATCAGGCTCTGGTTAGGTTCTTTTCTATTCATATATGGATTGTAAACAATAGCTTTACCACTTGATAGGCAGGTGGTTCTTGACTGATTGGTAAATTGATGCTTTACTCGCTTGCACTTAAGGAGGTCCTATGACTGGAATTGAACTTGCAATTCTTCGATCCGGCTCGGCAAGCGGGCTAGGTGCTCTGATCGGTGTTTCAAAAATGGCTGTTTCGCTTTGGCGCCGCAAGGGGATTCCTGCTGAACGAGTGTTGTCAATTTACGGGGTTACCGGTGTAACGCCCCATGAACTGCGCCCAGATCTGTATCCAAATCCCACAGACGGTTTACCCAAACAGGAACCTTAACTATGCAGACTGTTTCACATCAACAGAGTAGCAGAGCTTCCTCTAATCCTCTGATATTCCAGTGTCATCAAAGCGAGTCGGCAGTGAAGGATATTGATCACCGTGATATTTGTTCTGCAGTCCGGGCGTGGGCAGCGGCAGAAGGGCGCGTAGCTGTTGCGCTTCAAATCCAGGAAGCGGCGGAAGAACTCCAACTTGATGGCGTGGAATTCTCAGGCCAGGCCGATGTCTGGAACGTCAAGCTGTTCCGCTGGCTCGACAACAAAGAAGACTCCGCATCGTACCGAAAGAACGTCGAACAGTTGGTGCCCGCGATCATGTCTGTATTACCGCTTCGATACCGCGACCGCGTCGTAAAGAATGACACGTTCGCATTTCGCATGGCTAGGTTGGAAAAAGAGGTGAGTGAGGCGAAGCAAGCTCTGATGCTCGATGCACCGAAGAAGGAAAAGCTGAAGGAGTTAGGCGAGGGGATTTTTGAGATGTTCCGTGTCGATCCGGACCTTACAGCGCCGCTGCTGGCGATGGTCACAACCATGCTGGGGGCAATATGAATACTCTAGAAAAGGCGAAAGCCGGTCTGCGCGAACAGAACCGACTTTCAGGTGCAAAAACGGAGTGTAATTGCGGAGCTAAGTATGTCAAACACAGCTGAAATTATCAATTTCCCCCACAGAACCGAACAACTGGGAGGTCGTATGGCCGACCTGTCGAATGGGTATACCAAGGTCGCTAACGAGATCCAACAGCTCAAGCCTCGTCTGAGAATGTCAGGCCGGGAGTGGCAGTGTTTTGAGGCGGTGATCTGGCTTACCTACGGCTGGAACAAGAAACAAGACCGCGTTACGAACACGGTGATCGCCGAGCTTACAGGGCTGAGTGATTCGCATGTTTCTGATGCGCTCAAATCGCTCGCAGATCGCAAAATTATCTTCAGTCAGAAGCAGGGCGTGATGAAAACGGTCGGTATAAATACTGACCTTTCTGCCTGGATTTTAGACAAACCGAAAACGGGAAAAGTCTTCCCGAAATCGGGAAAAGTGTTACCGAAAACGGGAAAAACCTTCCCGGAAACGGTAGACACCCAAGACTATAACAAGAACAATAATAAAATATCCTCGTCTCGGAATTCTGACGAATCCCGAAACCAGAAAACTCAAAAGTTTCTCTCACGCCATCCAGAAGCTGCCGCCGGGATATACACCCCGGCAGGTAAATCATGGGGCTCCGCTGACGACCTCAAGGCCGCACGCTGGATTTACGACAGGCTTCTCACCGTCAACGCATCGCTATCCGAACCCAACTGGGTTGAATGGGCAAATACCATCAGGCTGATGCGTGTCCAGGACAAGCGCACGCACTACGAAATTTGTGACCTGTTCCAGTGGGCCAACCGGGACGAGTTCTGGAAAGACAACATCCTGAGCCCTTCGAGTCTGCGCAAGCAGTGGGATCAGCTCACCACCAAACGGCTGCGCGCAACCGGAGCGGCAAAGCCATCCCGGGGCGGCATCGACCTGCATAACACCGACTGGATTGACGGGGTGCTGGAATGAAAAACATAGCCGAGAGCATTCGCAATTTTGACCGGGAACAGGCCCGGCGTGTGGCACATGGAATGCCCGAACAGTACAGCGAACGTGAGCAAACACAGCAGGTGGCGCAGATTATCAACGGCCTGTTTGTGCAGCTGGCGGCCGCGTTCCCTGCAAGCCTGGTTAATCGCAGTCAGGAAGACGTGAACGAGATCCGTCGACAGTGGGTGCTGGCCTTCAAAGAAAACGGGATCACCACTCTGGAGCAGGTTGAAGCCGGCATGCGCATGGTGCGTCGCCAGGAACGCCCGTTTTTGCCGTCGCCAGGTCAGTTCATCAAGTGGTGCAGGGAAGGGCGTTGTGTTCTGGGGATCACCACCGCAGACGTGATGGCTGAATACTGGAAGTGGCGCAAG